ACTGAATTGCGAGTCTTGTTGTGCGTGTATGCTTGAACTCAGAAGTCTCTTGAATTTCTTCAGATAATTTTATATCAAACATCTTTCCAATATTCTGAGAGAACCAAGGACGATCACAAAGTTCTCCGTAGTCATCGGAAATATCAATTGTGTGCTTCTTGGTGGTTCCGGTAAATACACCGTAGACTTTGGGAAAATGCTGGCATCCAGACTGAGAAAGTACACTGCTTATAATAGCTCCCACATAGGCAGCATTATTTGGATTTTGTATTTTTTGCATAGCAGAAGATGCCTGTTCAGAAGAAGAAGGAAGCCCAAGACTAGCACCATACTCGCCACGCATCCACTTATACGGCGAGACAAGCATAGTTGTCTTTCGGTGAACATCTACAATCGCTCCACTCGCTGCTCTAATCTTTGTCTCTCCTAGAATAGCAGCAATTTCGTCTGAAAACTTAATTCCATACATATGGAGAGACTCTAAATCAGAGGATTTAAACAGCTTCTCAATGGGAGGAAAATAAGGCTGAATATTCGAAATATTCCAGTGCGTTAAAGAGTCTAGCGGCGCATACTTATGAATCGATAGAGGAATGGGCGAATGTCTGAGTTCGCCATTCGTTGTCTGCTTACGCTTTGCCATATTATAGAACCGTGTTAAAGCATAATCAAAAACTTCACGCAGTATATTAAGATGAACTTCAATATTCGAAAGTTTGATATTGATATGATACGAGAACGTTGTGCATTAGATTCACGAAAAGCACCCATGATTGTTTTGATTGGAAAACGTGATACAGGTAAGTCTTTCTTAGTAAAAGATATTTTAGCTAACACAAGAGATTGCTTTCCAATTGGAACTGTAATCTCTGGCTCTGAAGTAGCAAGCCCTTTCTTTCAGGATTTAGTTCCTGCAAAGCTCATTCATGAAAGATATAATCCGTCTATAGTAGGCGGTGTTATCAAGCGTCAAATGGCAGTCAAGCAGTCTCGTAATCAAGAAAACAGAAGAGGCGGCAATTCTACTGCAGATCCTCGTGCATTTCTTATTCTAGACGACTGTCTATATGATAAAACGTGGATGAATGAAGAGTCTACTAGATATGTATTTATGAACGGTCGTCATATTGATTTAGCTACTCTCATTACTATGCAGTATCCGTTAGGCGTACCTCCAAATTTGAGAACAAATATTGATTTTGTATTTATTCTTCGCGAAAACGTGATTGGAAATCGCAAGAGAATCTATGACAATTATGCAGGTATGTTTCCCACATTCCAGATGTTTTGCCAATTCATGGACCAGTGCACAGAGAACTACGAATGTCTAGTCGTCTGTAACGGTATTCAGTCAAATCGGCTCGAAGATCAAGTGTTTTGGTATAAGGCAAAGGAACATCCCGCATTCAAGCTATGCGATGATTCGCTTTGGGCGGATAATAAGCCTTTTACAAGTGCTTTATTGGGAGGAGAAGCATACGATCCAGAAAAGATGAAACGCAAGTCAAATGATCCTTGGGTAAAAGTCAAGAAAGTTGGCGATAAGCCTTAGTGCTTACGAGTTTTCCGAGCTTTCTTCCCCCTACGTTTACGTGTTTTACGTTTACTCCCACCCATTCTAGCTAATTGAGCAGCAAGAGCGTCTACATCTGCGTCAGACTGTGCAACGCTTACTCTTGAAAAAAGAGCAGCAAGTTCATCTACTTCGGGTTGAGTTCTCGCAGAAGAACGCCGAGTTGAAATGCGAGATAAAGTCGCCTGTTTCTTCGCTGCAAGATTAGCCGCATACTCAGCACCCTTTTCAGTAGGTTTGCGTTGCCTGGTTTCTCTCTCCACGTCCATTATATTCAGATTGACAATTTACGCATCACGAATCGCTCCCTCTGAAGGGTGAAGTGGGGTGTCGAACTGAGACTGAAGGTCCTGAATCGTAGCAACGGCACTATCAGCTTTCGCGGCATCCTCAAGATTCTTCTGCCGACGCTCGGCATTCTCCTTCTTCTGCTTTTCAATCTTTTGCTGCTTCTCTTCATCAAAAAAGATATCGCGGTTCACTTCGTTCTCCTTGTATTTGCGCATAAGCTCATTAAGCTCCTTCTCAGCATACTCGACTTCCGGCATCATGTGCTCAGAAGGATCCCAAGGTAGCCAGCAGCCAACCTTTCCAATGTAAAGATTATCGCGAGGGTACTTGCGCTGAAGCACCTTCGCATATTGCTGACACTCTTCGAGATTTGCAAACACACGTCGAAGCTTTACACCGCGAACATTCGTGCGAAATCCAACCTTCTCGCTGAACTCGGTTTCAAGCTCCTTCTCCTTCTTAAGAAGGAATACCTGGTACTGCTCGTGAATATCGGTCTTCTTAACCTCCTCGTTGTGGACCTTCGTAAACTCTTGCATATCCGCCATCAGGTCGTCTACCTTAAGACTGTACTTCTTGGATAGAAACACCATGAAGTGCTCCATACCCTTAATCTTCCAATCGTAATCTAGCCACTCAACAAACTTCTCATTATAAAACTCGTCCTTCTGCTTAATAGTCTTTTCAGGAGACAGAAATGAAATAATTGAATATCTCTGTGTAGGAATCTCGGAATCCTCCTCGAGATAGTCGATTAGAGTTCCATCATCTTCAGTCGTCGGGAGAACTTCGCGGGGCATTTGTTTATTAGTGGTATCGTCTGTGAAAGTCGGTCATTTACCGCGGAGTATAGCAAAGTTGGAGGCACGACCCGCTTCCAAGTCTAGATGTGAACATCCATGTATAATCTATAAAATTCCGGGCGGGATAAGAATATCGCTTATCTCCATTCACAAAGAAGAATCCTGCAATCATTTTTGTTTATACATAGCGTATCACTAAACCTCTGTGTTTGGCGCACAGTTCCCAATACCCTTCGTCTGTTGCATCATAATCGGGGCTTTACAATTTTTACAGCCACACTTTGCGTGATCGTGACCTAATATATGTCCGATTTCATGACTCACCATATATTGGCGGTAATCTTCAAGAGATAGCTTACTTGCAGAAGCTCCGTGAAACCATCGGTCTGCGTTCAAGTACATAAATCGTCCACCAAGTTCGGCACAAGAAAGATTTTCAGATGAACCACACAACCTTCTTACAGTGCTAGCCATCGAAAGGCGAATCAACACTTGCTCTCTTTCTTCAACAGGTTCAAAGACATATCCGTGTTTTGACCAACCATTTGGATCGTTCAAATAAGCTCCCACATAGTATCCGACCTGAACTGGAACATGAATTTTATAGTGTTGAATAACATCGTCATCAATCAAAAACTTATAGCGAACAAGCTTCATTTGAATAATTATCTAAAGTCTTGTATAAAATGCCTGAAGCCAAACAAGCCGCACCTGGTATTGATTTTGGTGATTTACTCAGCCGCCTTGTAAAGTATGGCCTCGAGGGTCTAGTCGTAGCAATCGCTGCGTTCTGGCTTCCCAAGTTTATGGGGGGTCGCTCTCTCCCTCTTTCTCAGATTGGAATGATTGGTCTTGTTGCGCTTGCCACATTCGCGATCCTTGATGTATATGCTCCCTCTGTTGGTGCGTCTGCTCGCACTGGTGCTGGATTCGGTATCGGCGCTCACCTCGTTGGATTCCCTTAAATCCTCTCCATGATTGAATCCATAACCAGAGCAACCTGATCACGAGGAACATCTCCATATCTATACACAGCCCCACGAGCCCCGCGTTCTTCTGGGTCTGCGTACTCATCGACAATAATCTCAATTCTTGCAGAGTTACCATTGTGCGGCTTAATACGGAGTGTCCAGATATTATCACCTAGATGCCTGAGTTTATACGTGAGACCCGCATTTTGAAGAATTGTGTTGCGGATATCATCAATGATTTCCCACATGTTGACCTCTTCTTGAATGTTATCCATTACCATCTTGCAGCTTCCAAGATATGGAAATAAAGTATTCGTTTTCAAGGAAAATGGATATAACTATGTAAGCTCTGTCACATGCAAATGTATAGGTATAATGGAAAATGGTACAGAGTTTCTGCAAAACCATA